CGCCCCCCTCCCCCTCCGCCTGTGTTTTCCACCATGACGGCGCCGAAGCCCGACAAACCCCTGCCGATGCCGGTGCCCACCGGCGTCATTAACCAGTACATGCGCCAGCAGGCCCGTGAGGACGCCCGCGACATGGTGGCATCGCTGAAGGCCAAGCTGAACGACACCAACGGCGTGGCCCAGGTCATCGAAGTGCTCAAGCGCGCAGCCACCGGCAGGCCTGGCAGTGTCGTGCAGGGCTATCTCGATGTGATCCAGCTTCTGCAGGAGCACGGGCAATGACCGCCCTGCGCCGCAAGACCGTGATCCGTGGCGGACCGACGAAGACCATCGACTGCCCGAGCCGCTGCGACATCTGCAACAGACCCCGCAACAAAGGCAACCACACCAAATGCAGCGCCGAACGCCAGAGGCGGGCGCAGGAGAAGCAATCGTGAGCAACGGAAAAGAGATGGTCAGCATCACCCGTGAAACTGCAAAACAGGCAGCCCATCTGCTTGCAGCGCATTCTACCGGCCCAAGCCTTGAGCTCGACACCGCGGAAGAACTACGGAATGCGCTGGAAAAGCCAGCCGAGCAGCACCAGGGCGAGCCGGTTGAACGGGCGGATTTCATCGTATCTGGCAATACGGTTAACGGAGAATGCACCCTTACGATCTTAGGACGCGCGTCTGTTGTTGAGCCGAGTGCACTGGCTGGCGATGGCATCACCGATGACACTGAAGCCGTTGCCAGGGAATTGGGAATGTCGGTGGTTGGGCAAGATGCGCTGACCGACCTCGCCACCTGGAAGCGCCGAGCCATCGAGGCCGAGTCCAAGCTACGCACCTATGACCCGCAGGTCGTAGAGTTCGGGGAGCTAGCCATGCAAGCGCTACTGGCTGAGCCCAGGCCAAGCGAACTGGTGCTGACCAGGTGCCGGCTGTGCGACCAACTGCAGGCCGACCTGACGGAGCGGGATCAGCGCATCGACTTCCTGGAACAGCAGGTCCAACTGGCCGACCACTGGCTTGAGTTCGCCTCATTCAACAACGTGGGCGAGCCAATCGAGCATACCCAGGAAATGCGCGACGAGTTCCGCAAGCAGATGATCGCTGCCGTGTTCCCTGACCTCGAAAGCCGGCCGGAAGAGCGCGGCACGCCGGAAACCGAACCCTGCTCAGGATGCGGCACACCAGGTTGGACCGGTGCCTGTAACAAGTGCGTTCCCTACTGAGGCCAGCGCCATGAGACCACTCACTGTCTTCTGGGCCTGCCTCACCTCGGCGGCCTTCGCCTTCCTGATCGGCGTCATCCTCGCCGGTTACGCCAACACCAACCGAGTCAGCCAAGCCGACGACCAGCACCCACCACCACCGGCTGGCGACCAGTTCGACGAAGGGCCGGTGCTGGCCCGGCTGCCGGCGCCACAGCTTTCCCCTGTCCGTTTCATTTTCTGAGAGGTATGCCTATGAACGCAGCACAAATCCCCGATGACGTTGAGTTCATCAAGATTGCCGAGGTCCGCAAGATGACTGGCCTTGGCACCACCACCATCTACGAAAAGATGATGGCCAATACCTTCCCTCGGCAGGTCAAGCTGGGGCCGCGCGCGGTGGCCTGGGTCAAGTCGGAGGTTCAAGCCTGGGTTCGGGAGCGCATCAGCGCCAACCGCCCTGGCTGATCATTCCTCCAGCAGGCTATCCAGGTAGTCGGCCCAGTCCTGCATCATCCCCCTGCGCTGTTCCACGAACTCAGCATGGTTGTACGCATCCCCAATGTGCGACAGCTGAGCGTCGATCCACTTCTCGTTGTATCCCATCTCGTTCAAGGCGGTAGAGAGCGTGGCGCGTATTCCGTGTCCGGTCAGCCGGCCTTGGTATCCCATGCGTTTCAACAATGAGTTCACTGTGCCATCGCTTATCGGCTGACGCGGGTCATTACGGCCCGCGATCAGCAGCCGATAGCGGCCGGTGATCTGGTGAACGCGCTTCGCCTCTTCCATCGCCTGCCGCGACAGCGGGACCAGGTACGGTGGAATCTCCCCGCTTTTCGTTCTGACCCTCTTCTGCAACTGCTTCACGATCCCTGGTGGGATTGTCCACAGGCCTTCCACGAAATCGAACTGGTCATAGGTCGCGCTGCGCAGCTCGATTGTCCGCACGCCGGTCAGCAGCAACAGCTTCACCGCGCTGCGGGCGTACTCGGCGCACTTGAAGTCGCGTAGCGCCAGCAGGAAGTCCTTCAGCTCATGCCGGCGCAGGTACGGGTTGTGCTGCTCTGGCGGCTCTGGCACGGCCACGATGTCGAGGTCTGCGGCTGGGTTCACCTCTAGCAGACCCTCGGCAATCCCGAAGCGGAATATCTCGTTGAGCCAGGATCGGCATTTGCGGGCCGAGTTCAGGGCACCGCGGCGCTCGACCCTGCGCATGGCCTCCAGTACATCGGCGCGCTTGACCTGGGCTATGGGCAGGCGGCCCAGCTCCGGTATCAAGTCCTTGTCCAGGTAAAAGCGTGCCTGCACAGCGGCGCCCTTCCTGGCTGCGGCCCAGCGCGGCAGCTTGAAGGCGTGCCACCGGTTGGCCACGGCCTCGAAGGTGTTCTCCTGGTGCACAGCGGCTTCAGCCTTGGCCTGCCTGCGCTCCACGCGGGGGTCAATGCCCTTGGCAACCAGCGATCTGGCTTCATCCCTGCGCTCTCGGGCATCACGCAAGCTGATCTCCGGGTAGGTGCCCATCGATATGCGTTCCTGGCTGCCGTGCCAGGTGAAGCGGAAGTGCCAGGACTTGGTCCCGTTCTTGGCCACATAGAGGAACAGACCGTCTCCGTCCTTGAGGGTGTAGGCCTTTTCCTGTGGCTTGGCCTGCCTTGCCGCTGTGTCTGTGAGAGGCATTTAGTACATCACCTTGGGCACCGAATCTAGGATGTGCTGCGCAATGTACTAAATTTTTCCGGCATGTACCGAAAGAAACCGTAACTCACCGGAAAAGAAAAACCGCCACAATGGCGGTTTTATTGGGGTTTCCGGTACTTGCTGGGCCTTACCGAAAAACAGTCTGGTGCCGGAGACAGGCACCTAACCTGGCGCCAATTCCCCTGCATCTCTTGACTGTGCCTGCTACTCCTCTCAGCCAATGTACTGATCCATGTACTTCCAGGGTCACGCTGGACGCTGGTGGTTCGACTCCGGTAAGCGAAATCGTACCGGGTTTCAACATTGCCCAACAGGGGATGTCGGCATTGCTCGCAATGGCTATGTGCCATAAGATCCGCGCCTCACTAACATGGACTAGATGTCATGCGACTCAAGCACGCCTTTCTTTTTACCACCCTCCTCATATCTGCCTGCGGTGAGTCAGAGCACTGGCCTGAACACAAGCTAACGGATGAAATTCGAGCGGTCGGCACGAAAGAGAAGGCGCTGTATGTCAAAAGCAAGTTCAATCCTGATGAGAAAGCCCAGGAGTACGTAGCCGGCGGCGACTACATGAACTACGGCAAAACGATGATCCATCGTGACGGCCCGAACATGAAGATCGATGAGCAAGGCGCCCCGATGGTTATGCAGGGAGGGAAGTTTTACTACGGCCCAGGTACCGTCGCTATCGCAGCCTTGGCCGCGCATGGTCGCATGCTTGCTGGCGAGGACAAGGCAAAGTTCCTCTCCATTTCCAACAAGCTCGCCGAGCTGCAGGACAAGGATGGCGCCCTGCGGTACCCATTCACCTTCCGTCATTATTCGATGGGCCAGTACTACAAGGTAGGCTGGACCTCCGGCATGGACCAGGGCATGGCCCTGAGCGTCTACTCCAGGGCGTACAAGCTGACTGGCGACAAGAAGTGGCTGGACTACGGCGAAAAGGCTTTGGCGTTCCTGCAGGTCAAGTACCCGGATGGCCCGATGTCCGATCTTCGGTTCCTCGACAAGTCCCTTGCTGGACGCGCATTCTTCCTGGAGTACCCGGCTGAGCCAAATGCCTACACCTTGAACGGCTACATCTTCACCCTGTTTGGCTTGTACGACTGGTGGAAGGTCACCGATTCCAGCCAGGCAGGAAAGCTGTTCAATGACGGCGTCGACACGCTTGAGCACCTTCTGCCTTATTACGACATCGGCACGTTCTCGGCCTACGACCTTAGCTACATCACCAACTCGCAGCTTCCATACCTGCAGCCGCGCATGCCTCACGTGGCTGCTCGGTATCATTCCCTGCACATCTCGCAGCTGATGGGCCTTTACTCGATTACTGGCAAAGAGATTTTCCCGGAAACCGCCAATCGCTGGAGAGCGTACGCCCATCCTTGATGGGTGCAGATAGGTGCTATCATTCGCCGACTCAACCTACGGACGGACGAAATGAAGCACCTATCTGCGATCCTGCTTTCTGCCTTGGCATTATCTGCACATGCCAGCGACACCAAAGCCCTGACAGACGGCGCCAGCGATGCGTACTCCCAGTGCCTGGTCCAGGAGTTCGATCAGCAGAAGGGCAAGACAGTCTCGAATGATCTCGCCAACAGCGTGATTGTAGCTTGCAAAAAGAGCCTGGCCGCTCATGTAGAGCATCTGTACAGCGTTGAAACCGCTGACCCAAATCAGAAACCTGGCTCTGAATCCAAGGATGAGTTCCAGGAAAGGGTTACAGCAGAGGAAGTTAAAGAAGCGAAAATCCTGATTGGGTCATGGGTCGCACAATCGAAGTGAAAAAAGGGCGCCAGACGGCGCCCTAGTTCTTTCTGATGGACCAGGCAAGGGTTACCGTTGCGCCTGGGTTGGCATTCAAGGCTATCCGGAATGTCGTAGCAGTAGGGTTCCCAGAGATAAGGTGGTAGGTGGCAGCCCCTAACGAAGAGTTCGGCGTTACCGTGATGTCCTGCGGAAGAGGCGTGTAGTTCAACCCGTGGGTTACGTCCACGAAGGTGTTGCCCGTTGTGATGCTGGCAACGCCAGAAGCCTCTGTCTTGTAGCCATCGTTGTCCTTGATGCTGTTGCTTGTGCCTTCGTCCAGCACGCCTTGAACGGTTGCCCCCTCAATGACGTTGTCCCGAACCCGGTTGCTAGAACAGCCCGCACGTAGTCGGATACCGTAATCCACATCACCACTGCCGCGGACAATGGTGTTGCTGTTGATGATGTTTTTATCGGAGCCAACGGTCGTTGACGCGCGCGTCATCGCTTGCAGGTCAATTGCACTGTTGTTTCCGCTGGCTCCGAAATTCGCCTCCCAGCAGATGTTGTGCACGATCTGGCTATATTGAACGCCTACCAGAACCACCGACTGCTTGCTTGGCCGGTAGATGATGTTGCCCATCACAAGCACGCCGTTGGTGGCCGTTGGTGGATCTGCCTCGGCCCCGCCAGCAAACAGGGAAACGCCGGCTCCATTGCCTGGTCCGATGAGGTTCCCACTGATGTTACACCGCCGCATTGCCCCAGAAGTGATGCCAGCTGCCTCCGCAAAGCTACCGTAGTTCTCGATGATGTTGCCGGTAACCGTCAACATGGTGGCAATGCCAGGGGTTCCTCCCGATGAGAACGACACATCGTCGATAAAGATGCCGGTACGCCCGGATCGACGAATCGTGTTGCCCGCGATGATGTTTCCAACACCCCCAACGTAAGTGAAGATCCCGTCGTTGCAGTTCTCGATTTCGTTATTGATGACCTTGCAGCCCAGCGGCCCGTAAGCGGCAGCCCCGCCACCGGTGAGGAAGACGCCGGCAGAGCCCCAGTTCTTCATGGTGCACAGCTCGATAACCACATCCTTTGGTGCGAACAACTCGAAGGCGCGGTTGGTGCCGTCAGTGATCAGTGGGTCAGGGCTCGCACCGATCAGGGTCAAGCCATGGAACTTGGCATCGGTCAGCGCGGTGCAGGCGAATGCCTCTTCGCCAATCGCCTCCTGATAGATCGTTGCGCCATAGCCGTAGTAACGGCCACCGTTCTTGGGGATCAAGTCGGCAGTGATGCGATAGCGGTTCTCACTGCCGCCGAAATCAAGGGGGCGCCCGTCGTTTATAGCGGCCTGCAAGCCGACAGTGTCGTCATGAATGCCATCACCGATCACGCCGGTGAAGTCCTTCACGCTGACGCGCTCGCGCATGCGTTCTTGAATGTTTCGGGCGATGGTGCCGATGCCCGACTGCAGGAACATCACGTTCGCTGCATCATTTATGGGGCCGGTACCGGGCAGGAACACGCTGTTCACGTAATTGACGATGTCGGCGAAGTTCGCGGCGCTCGTAGGGATCGAGTCTGCCGATGCGAGATTGGCGATTCCGTTTCCCTTGGCGCGATACATGCCGGCGCCGTCAACGTCGGTGGTGCCGAGGGTCAGCGCCCGTCCGCTGTAGCGGTACAACTGCTTGAGCGCCTGCCAGATTCGGTCGAAGTCATTGTTGACTGTGCGGGCCAGGAAGTCGCCGTTCTCCTGGTAGTCGTTCAGGCGCTCGAATGGCACATCGAGGGCAAGCAGGACATCGGCTCCGACCACTGGGGCTGTCGTGAATGTCACAGTGCTGGAAGGGTTGCCTACGCCGGCCTGCGAGTATCCGGAAGAGAGACGAACCCCATTGAGGTAGACGGCCAGGTCTGAGGCCTGGATAACCAGGAAAGGCACAGTAAAGATGGTGGTTACGCCGTTGCCGACATAGCGCTGCTCGGTTGGTCCTGCTGGAACTGCCATGGTTTGCCCCCTGGTGCTGGCGGGCTAGTAGTCGACTTGCACCTCATGCACGCCCGCATTGGTGCGCCAATGGTCCTGCCTGGCCTCTGTCGGTTTCCCGACTATTCGGCCAATGCGCACGGGGGTTTGGGCGATGGCACCGGAGCCGGAATCCAGGTAGTCGTCGTCCTGATCGGTGAGTGCCGGGTTGAAGTCGCGCATCTGGTCCCAGAGTGGGCCGCGCAGCACATCGACATGCGCCCACAGGAAGCGAGCGGACAATGGTGATTCCAGCGCGTCGAGGATGCGCTTTTGCTTGTTGGTGCTGCTGTGCTCTTCCCCTACCCCACAACCAGTACCCTTGAGGGCCTGGCGCAGGATGTTCGGCACGAAGCCGCCCGGGCCGTTGGTTTCCACCACCACCCGGGGGATCTGGTACTTGATGACCAGGTCGCGCACCTGCTGGACCTGGCCCCCAGTGATCTTGCCGGAGCCTTCATCGAAGGTGGCCAGCTCGCCCTCCAGGGCCTTGCACACCTGCCAGTACAATTGGCCGCGGGCGTCGGTCAGGATCAGCGAGAAGGCCGAAGCATCCGACTTCACCTTGCCCAGGGAGCAGTCCCAGTACGCGGCGGCGCCGACAATCTGGGTATTGCCCAGCCACATGGCGCAGGCACCGTTGGCATAGCGAATCTCCGGCTCGATGCCATAAGGGATCATGCGGGCCGGGTCGAGTCGTACCTCGGTGACCGGCTTGCTGTGCAGCTGGTACTGGCTGTCCCATTCGTTGATGGTGCGCGTCTCGATGCGGCGCTGCTCAAGCTCTTCCAGGGTGAAGCGCTTGGGCCAGGCGCTGCCTGCATAACAGTCAATCAGCGTTCCAGGCGGCTCGAAGAACTCGATGCCGGCCTCGATCAGCCGATAATCCTTGCCCTCCACCAGCACGCGGGCATGCTTGCCCACGGCAGAGAACACCACTTCCGGCTTGAATGGCAGCTGGTAGGTGGTGTCCTTGCCGTGTTCAATGCGGTGTTCATGCTTGAACATGCGGATGGTCAGGCAGTCCGCGCCCATGGCCTCAAGCTCGTCGTACAGGCTGTCATGGGTATGGGGCGTGCCGATGAACAGCTTGCCGCCGCCCGGCACCAGGATGTGCGTTTGTTCGCCCAGTCGGTACCGGAGCTTTTCCCTGGCCTCAGGCGTCTGGATGTTGCGCGGCACCTCTACATCGTCGTTCTGGCACTCATCGGCACGGGCCGAAGTGACGTTCGACAAGATGCCCTTGGCAAACATGGAGGCGTTACGGAAGTCGGCTGCACCCTCAACCCACCACTGTTCGACGGTGCCCTGGTTGGGCGGCAGCAGGTGACGGGTCAACGGGTGGTTGCGAATGACGTTCTGCGTGTCTCGGCTGGTCTTGTAGGCGGTACCGTCCGCCTCTGACTGGTGCAGGATGCGGAACTTCGGGTCTTTGTAGTACCGCCAGGCATTGTAAATCGCCAGGATGGTGGACTTGCCGAAACCCCGGAAACAACGCAAAACGGCCAGACGGCCCTTGGCCTCCAGCCAGATCAGTGCCTGCACATGTATGTCAGGCACGTCCCACCGCATCCGCTTTGCCCAGATCAGGAAGAAGACCAGCAGGCTTACCTTCTTCTCCGGATCAGTGGACATTACCGTTTCGCTGCATCCGCTCGATGATGGCTGCGGCTTCACGTTCGGCAGCAGCCAGTTCGCCGTCAAGCTCATCGACGGCGGCGCCAGCATCCGGAGCAGGCTTGTTGCGGTTCAAGATGCCAGCAATATTCACCGTCTTGAGCAGCAGCGTCATGGTGGCGGCAGCGTTCTTCTTGCACCAGTACCGGTCGCCCCGCTCCTGCTGGGTCAGCTCGCCCGGCTTCTTGTCGGCGCCTGGCCAGTTGTGCGGGTCAATCTCGTTGATCACCACTTCACCCAAGCGCTCGGTCAGCGCCTGCAGCCTTACGATCTGATCATCACGCATATCAGCGGCCTCCTACTGCTGCGCCCAGGTTTGGTGCGCGGTCTGGCGACATCTCGCCCGGTTCCCACCAGAACTCCTGCTTGAACTCCTTGCGCGCACGCTGGCGCATGCGGCGCATGTAACCGGGAGAGAAGTACTCTTGCAGCTGGTGGAAGATCATGTGGTCGGTGGCGGCCTTGGTGTACCAGAGGTTCGCCCCAGGGGTGTGACTCTTGACCAGGCGCACCAGGTTGCCGCCAGTGCTGTCTACATTCCCCTCGGCAGCTGTGCCTTTCAGCTTGAAGATGGCTTCAATGTCGCCGGCGATGGGGCCACCCAATGCCGCAAGTGCTGACTGGCCACCCTGCGTCTGGTCGCTGAACAGGAAGTCACCATAGAGGCCCAGTGAGCCACCCTTGAGAAATGCGGCGGCACCGAAACGCAGGCCTGGCACGCCCAGCAGCTTGTCGTCGACCATGTTCTTGGGGTCGCGGCCCATAGCCAGCTCACCCAGCTGAATGGCCATGCCGCCCAATACCGTGGTGCTGGCCATGAGCGCAGCCATGTAACCGGCCTTGCCCCAGCCGCTTTCCTGAGCCATGGCGCGGCGGAAGTGACGCATGATCATGG